TTGCCCCCATTTCATGCCGGTATCTCCTCGTCCTCAGGTTCAGGAACGGGCGGCTCTTCCTCGTCGTCGGCGGGAGCGGGCGGCGGCTTTGGCGGGTGGCTGCTGTGCGGCCAGATCGTTTCACCGCGTTTGACAATGCGATCAAACGTGTCACCCAGGATTACCTTAACCATTGTCGCCCCCCGCAATAAACAAGGGATCCTCAGTCTCCGATTCCATCACGCTCCTTTCCGCTGCTAACGGTTCAGGTGGCGGCGGTTCGGGTGCCACTTCATTGATGAATGGCACCGCAATGCCCGCCGTCGCATCGGCCACGCCTTGCGCATAAGCGTAGGCTTCCGAATTGTGATCAGTGACAAGGCCAGGCACCTTCGCCGGATTGTCGCCGCCCGCGATGAAATCGAGATAACCCATCACATAGGCCCGCCATAAACGAGACTGTGGCGGCCAGGGGAACAAGGCGGACGGATCCGCCTCAAACACGCCAACCGGATAATACCGACGCCCATCCATGTCATTTGTCCTCGACTGATAGAAAGCGATATTCGGGATCATTCATGATCTTTAACCAGGCGCGCGTGCGCTCCTGGTTATCCCGGCTCTTGAGCGCCGGGAATTTCTTTTGCAACACCAGGTATTGAGCCAGAGACATGCGCAGCGCAGGCTTACACCAGGTGAGGGACCGGGAACCCCCCGCGCTGCGCACCGCCTGATTTTCCCGCATGATTGCATCCTCGTGGAGTGATACGTGGCTGCGATGCATCACGCCGTCCGCGTCAAAGTAGAAGCGTTCTAGCTCTTCCCCGTCATTGAAAATCAGGCCAGCTTTCGGCATTGCCGTTCCTTATGCGTAGGTCACTTCCGCCGTTTCATCGATCCCGTGAATCGCCCCCTGGGATAGCTCGTTGCGTACTCGATTGGTCCAATCGACCAGCATTTGCCGCTTGTCGGCAAGACCGGTCTTGGCCAAAGGCTCGACCCGATAGCCGGTCAGATAGATCAGATCGAGATACTCGAAATCGAAGATTCCGGCACTCGACACGCCGGTCGAACTGGCCGGTTGCAGCCGGTTCGGGATCAGATCGAGCGTCACCCCGAAATCCGTCACAAAGACGTTGATCGAGCCTTTCGCGGTCGCGGGCGTGCGATCCTGGCCGACGTCCGCCGTGACAGTCGCGACACGCGCAGACGCGGTAAACAGGTATTCCGACAGCTTGCGGATGACAGGCGTGCGTGCCATGAAAATCGACGGATCGCCGCCCGATTCATAGACTGCCTGGCAGACGTCGCGGATCATGGTTTCGGTCAATGGCCGTGCCGTGCCGGGATTGATATCCGCCGTCAGCTTTGTCGTGTTGTTGAAGCCGCCGACCGATCCGCCCGCCCCGACCAGCGCATGCGTCTTGATGAACGAAAACACCGATCCGGCATTGCCCGCGATCGTGTCGCCGTCATCCTCGACGGATCCCTGCATGGAAAGCGCAATCGCCTCGACGTCGCGGCGCAATTCGCGCTGGCGCATCATGATCTGATAGGCCAGCCCGCCCGTGTTGCCAAACGTGTCGGAATCTTGCGCCCTGGTCGAGACTTGCACCGTCTTGGTCGAGATCTGGCAGTGATTGCCAAGCCTGTTACCGGTATTGGTGTCGTTCTCATCGATCGTGTCCTGGCCGTCGACGCGTGCGTTCGTCAGGTCCGGATCTCTGAGCTTATCGACGTTCCATTCCGTATATTGGTTATCGGCATTGCCGCCGCCCGCCCGATCGGTATAGGGCAACGGGATATGCGAGATATCCCAAATCTGATCCATGACGTCCTCGGCCACCCAACCACCGGCAGGCACCTTGCGCAGATCCGCAGCATCCAAATTGTTTGTCGTCATTGTCGCTTATCCCAAGAGTTTCGCGACGGCTCCTATCTTGTCTCCGCCGTCCGCCAGGTTTTTCGCTTGCTGCTGACGATTCGGAACAGGTGACTTTTGTCGTGACGGCCCAGTGGTCGAAGGTTGACGCTCTCGCATACTTTCCTTGGCGCGCTGATAGCGATCCATGAGCCGGATGGCATGCATGGCAAAGCGGATCAGCCTGGCGTCGACGACATTATCGACTTCCGCCGCCGAGAACCCGTAAGAGGCAAGCGCGCTCTTCAGTTTCTTGCGATCGGCGGCTTTCTTGTCGCTATCGTCCCATTCCGGAAAATATTCGCGGATTTGTTCCTTCGCTCTCGCGATCTGGCCGTTGTAACGCTCGATCTGATCGGCGAAGGCTCTCGCCAGGTCTTCCGGCGGCACAACTTGCTTGAGCTGCTGGAGAACTCCGTCAATCTGCGTGCGGCTTTCCACGATTTCGTTCATGGCGCTTTCGCGATAGTCCGCGAAATCGTCACGCTCGAACTCGAAGTTTCGGACCTCGCGGATCCGATCCTTCATTTGCCCGATCGACATAGGAGTCTCCCCCTCATCGATCGGCACAACCAGGTCATACACCGCCTTATGCGGTATTGACTGCTCGTCGGCGAACTCTAGCAGACTCTTCGGCTTTGGCGTACGCTTGAGCGGCTTGCCGTCCTCGTCTTCGTCGAGTTGCAAAAACGGACGATCGCCGTCGTTTTCGCGGGAACCTTCAGGCTCTCGCCAGGTTCCAGCGTTATCGTCGGGCGATCGTCCGTCAGGAGTTCCACGGTCGCGACCTGGGGGGACGTCTTCCGTGGGACTCCGTTGCTGACGATCGGGAAGACGATCGCCATCCTGTTTAGGGAGCGGCTCACCATTTAATAAGCCTGCTACCTTATCTACATCATCGCGCGTCGGCTTTCGATCCCGTTGTGGTTGCGGCGGGCGGAAATCACGAATTTGTTTATTCGGGCTTTCTGAGCCGTTAAGCTTGCCGTTCGGCCCGCTCGATCCTGGCGTGTTCTTCTTCGGCGACGGCCCTGATTGCTCCGATGGCATAATCGATCCCCCTCAGCTGATTAAGAATTGTTTCCACTTCCGCCGCCGTCACCGCTCCCGTCGCCAGACTTGCGTCTTGCAACGTCTTTTGCGATAGCCACCTTCTGAGTTCTTCCAGGTGATCCGCGCCCCTGTGTTGGAGCCTGGACAGCGCGTGCCTGGTCTCTGGCGCTAGCGAAATCGATGACACTTTGACGTTCCCCCTCCGCCGTTTTGGTGATCGCGTCGAGGACGCTATCGAAATACTTGAACTGCGTTTCCGTGTCGGTCTGCTGCTGGCGGGCAATGGCGCGGATCTGCTCCGGAATCATTACCAATGCTTGCGCCGCCTCGTTGGCCATTTGCGCCTGCATCGTTGCCTGGTCTTTCTTGTCCTGGCCCGCCTGCTGCGCTTGCGGGCTATTCGGATCAATGAAGTAGGCTTCCGGATTGTCGATCAAGGCCAGCCGCATGTAATCGGTTACCAGTTTGTAAAGACCTGGCAGCGTGAACATTTCGCCGCCCGCCATTTGCAGGCCCGCCACGTATTTGTCGATCAGCCCGCCAATGATGCCGATTTTCTGCATGCGCTCGCCCATCGAATAGCCGGACTCGACATTGCAGTGATTGCGCGCGGGCCATTGCGTCGGATCGACTTGCGTATACTGCTCCGCGATCTTGATGGTGATCGGCCCGCCGTCGCCGTCGCGCAATTCGGCGTGTGCCTTCAAAAACAGGCCGCGCACCAGGCTTTCCGCCAGATTCCGCGTCATATAGCTCACCAGTAGCTCACGGGCGGCGTAAACGCGTTCCGTGCCATGCGCGGAATCGCTGGCGATCTGCATTTCCGCGCCCGCCATATCGAGCGCAGCCCCTCCCCTCTCCGATCGCATCTTATCGAGGCGATCCATTGCGGCGGAGATCGACGGACCGACGTCGATCACGGGGATAGGCTGCACCGCTCCCTGGCTGCGCACCCTGACAGGCCCGCCCGCCTTCGGAGTCAAGACGTCTTCCATCATCACCTGGCCAGACAGCGCCGAATAGCGGCCATAACTGCAATTTCGGACGTTGTCCGCCCATTGCCGGATGAACTCGGTATTGCCGTTCTGGATTTCGGCCATTTTGTCCGCAAGTGCCTCTCCCTCATGGCGGTTCGCAATCGGAAAGGCAGATCCGCACGAATAGGGGATTCGAGACACCGGGAGCGGATCCAATAGCCATTCGTCGTAGTCGGAATGCACCCAACATTTGTAGAGATACGCGCGCCCCTCATTCTCTGAAAAACTGAGCCAGGCGTAAGCCTCGAATACACGCACAATGTCCATTTGTGAGACGATCGGCGTTGCCAGCGCCGCCGAAGTGCGCCGAGCATTCGTAGATTCGGCCCCCGAATTGCGGGTGACAGAAGGCAGATCCTTGACGATCGACCATTCCACACCCATCCGCACCAGGTCATTGCGCGTGAGGTAATGCACCTCACCGCAAAGCGGGATCCCTTCCAGGCTTTCGCGGTCCCAACCAGGCGTCTTGAAAAACAGATCGTTGCTGACGGCGGCGCATTTGAGGCGATTGCGCTTCTCGGTAATCTCGACCTGGGCGGTTTTCTTGTCCTCGTCATAGCGCACAAGCCTCCGCTCGACCGCCACGCCCTCCTGAATCGGCTGCTGTTCCATCACGATCGGCAGATCCGCCCGCGCAATGTCATGGTGCGTCACCATGTAGCGGTTAATATCGTCGTCCCACCAGGTCTTGATATAGCCGACACGATAGAGCAACGCGTTCTGGATACCGCCGAGAATGACGCGATAGCCGCCATTGTCCTCGATCGCCGCCTTATTGACCGCCCGCGATTCGGCGGCGGCTTGCGTCTCGTCCTGGGCGCTGTTCGCCTCGAACGTCACAACACTGTCTTGCCCAAACGATATCACCATTTGCGCCGTGACAGCGGTAATGGACGAATTGACGTCTGAGGATTGCAGCGTCGAATTGGTGGAATCTAGCAGCGTGTCGCCTGGTCGCGGCGCATTGATGAAATCGCGCCAGGCGCGCTCGCGCTGGCCGTCATCCTCGCCCGCTCTGGCGTTTATCGCTTGATCGCATGCATGGCGTAAATCGGTAATTACCTCGCCATACCCCCCCAGGTTCTGGCTTACAGTAACCATTTTTGCTCATCCGCTCTCGCGCGTTTGAGCGTTCGACCCATTCCCCCAGCATGCCCGACCGCAAACATGCGCACTGCATCTACTGCGTGTGAAGTCCAGTCATGTTTCGGCCTAGTCTTAAACGATCTTGAGCGATCGTCAAACTCATATTGGTAATTTACAAGGCACTCAAGCAGGCGCTCGCATTTTGACGAATTTATCCAAACTCTTGGCAGAATCGCGCGGGTGGCCTCGATACCGTCCTCTAAGGCCCAATTCGGCACCTGGACGAAATCAATGCCTAGCTCTTGCGCAATCAGAGCGCGAGACTTGCCCGACCCCAGTTCCGTCACCTTGATGTCATGCGGCCCGTAATGCGAGCTTGCCAGGTATTGATACGGCTTGGATCGAACAGCGGCGATCGCTTGCGGCAAGGCGGTGAGTGTGTACTCCTCGTAGTCGATGATCCTGAGTTCATTGCCCGCGATCTGCCAGAACACGACAGCCGTCGCGTCCGCCCATCCGAGATCCCATGACGTATAGACCGGAAGATTCGGATCCCACATGAACGGAATGTAGCGATCGATCTGCAAGGCGTTCATTTCGCCGCCATAAACAGCGCCTAACAGCGCCGCGTTAAAGCTGCACATGAACTCTTGCTCGTACAAAGGCGCTGACATTTCCCGCTGCAATGCCGCCAATTCCTTCGCCGCGATCATGCCGGTCTGATCGGCCCGCGCCAGGTGGAAAGACCACTCCGGATCATCCGCCGAGACCTTGCTCAGTTCGTACAGCATGTTGGAACGGCCCTTTGGCGTCCCCATCAGCAGCGCCCGCCCCTGGCGATCGGCAAGGGCTGGCCTAAGCACAGTCGGCCACAATCTAGGATCCATGTCGGCCAATTCGTCGGCGACGATGCGATCGAAATACATTCCACGGATCGCGTCGATGTTGTCGGCCCCCAAAAGCATGAATTTCGCTTCGGTCGGCTCGAATGTCACCGTCAGATCCGATTGGTGGATTGTGAAGTATTGTTTGGCGTTGCCACGGCTGACAGTGCTTGTCAGATAGTCCCACGCCAGCCGCTTCGCCTGCTTTTGGAATGGCGCGATATATGCAACGCGCGGCTGCGTGAGTTTGCAGGATAACAGACCATCCAGCAGGTCGAATATCGCCATGACAGTCTTGCCCGCTCGACGATGAAAGACAACGCCGCGATGGCGATGGCGATCGACCAATACGCGGCGTTGATGCGGCTTCGGTTCGAAGCCTATGCGGGCCTTAATTAACTCTGGCAAGCCTCGATCGCTCCGCCATTGCCAGCCGCGCCTCGATCCGGTCGGCGGAATAGCGCAATAGCCGGATCTCATCGGCTTCGGCGACGTTATCGACCATATCCCACCCGCCTTCCGGCCCCACGTCCTGCTGGATGCCAAACAGGAAGGCGCGACCGGGAAACAGATCCCCGGCGATCGCCGCAATGTGCATGAGAAACTGCTCCAGCGTCAGATCGAGCGTCTCTTCCTCATCGATCATGCGTCAGCCTCGCGCAAGCTCTTTTTGCTAGAGTTGGCCGCGGCCAACTTTTTGAGTTCCTTGATCGCCATCTTGCGCGTCTCGATCTCGATTTCAAGTTTTGCTATCTGCTGCTCAATCGTTGCCATGTTCACATCTCCTCGCCATTTCAATCAGCAATTCCCTGAACTCTGGCGGCGTTCCGATGCGCGGCGACGAATCCGTGCCGCCACCACGTCCACCCACCTCACCCAATCGCTTTGCCCGCTTCAATCCCATCCGCTCGACAATCGCCGGATCCAGTTGCGCGCGATTATAGCCCCACCGCAACGGCTCCGGATCGCAGCCAAACAGATACAGCAGTGTCGGCTTGCGCGCGTAATGGCCGTATTGCCCCTGTTCAACACAACAGGTCCACCCGCCCTCGAAATCCGCCATGATCCAGCCGCCAGACCGATCGGGAACGAACAGCCCGTGATGCGGCCATGCCGCTGAACCCCACGGATGTTCAAGTACGCCGCCATACTGCCGCACCGCCGCCAACGCCGCCGCAAAGCAGCCGTGATCGTCACCCAGTTGCTTGCGTTGTCCAGTCCGCTTGATGTGGATTGGTGATCCCGCAAATAGCTTGCCCCATCGCTGGCAAGGCGGATGCGCCACGACAGGATGCGGCCCCGCATATTGCCGCGCATCGCGCTGTTCGTCCCACGCGTCAACGTCCGGTCGATTCCAGTATGCGCCGCCGCGCTCGACAAACAGCGCCGCAATCATTTCGTATTCGCCGCCTTCTTTGCGTTGGCAACATTGGCCGCTTGCGCTTCGGTCGCCTTGTCGATCGCCGTCGCGTGCGCTTCAAGCGCCATCGCCAGCTTGCGGCACGCGCCCGAGACGCGGCCCTCATACTGCGCATTGGGTGGATGCGATCCAGACGCAATTGCCGCCGCCACCAGGAACCATGCGTCCGCCGCATCCTGGTGCGCCACGTCAGCCGCCAACTGGCCGAGCGTTACCGCCGCTTCGTTGGCCTGGTCTGGCGCGAAATTCTGGAAATGCGTCAGATTACGCAACTTGATCTGACTGCGCGGACTCGCTTTCATGTGCTTCGTCTCCCAGGTTAGACCAGCCGAAATCAAGCGTGAATTGACTTTCGTCTTCGGTCCGTTTCTTCGGTTTCTTGACGACGTCAGTGCCATACAAGCGATCATGCAAGGCCAATGCCGTCCGGACAGCTTCCCCAGGTTGAAGCCGCATTTTCGATTTCACATCGTAGGCCAGGCGAAGGATATCCGCGACGAACACGATCGGCTCTTTGCCCAACGTGGCGACGACGCACGCATGCAGCATGCCTTCGTCCAGGCGATCGTCAACATTCTCAGATTCGGCCAGCAATTGCTCGATCCGCTTTGAGACTGCCTTGCCTGCTTCCCTTGCCACTTTTACGAGTCCCCGCGATTGTGATTCAGGATCAATAGGTTAGAGCATTTGAATCAATGCGTAACCTACTGTAAAACCACCAATAAAGATAAATGCGCGAATGATTTGCCACTCAAACGTTGTCATCCGAAAACATCCTTGATCATCAGCACCCCGAGCAACGGCATGATCACCACGCACGCCGCCAGGATGCCCATCGCAACCAGCATTCCAAACTCTTCGGCACTCATGCCAGCAGACTCCTAAGCTTGCCGAAAAACAACGTTCTCAGCGGATTGATGCCGTTCATATAGTCCGACAGAAACGCATCCGTCGTCATGTGATCGGCAGTGAATAATGGGCCACCCGCCCGTTGTTCAGGTTGAACAAGACTTGCGCCAGGCGCGCGGCTATCACTGAACAACGCTGAAACGGCAGTTCCAGGCACGCCGCTTGATGGTAGGCTCAGGCTTCCCCCATCAGCGCCGCCAGTCGCAGCGGGTGGACCGACCGCGACTTGCGGCGTGTTGCCCCGCGTCGAGACCGGTTCAATGTGCCAATTCTCATTGGCAAGCGGAAATTTCAGGCCATAGTCGGCGGCGTTTTTTTGCGCCCAGGTCAACGCCTCTGGCGTCGAATAGCGCAGATCCGCCGCCATGCCGCGATTGTGATAGGAGCGGCCAGGCGGCGCAACCCATTTGCGCGCCGCTTCCGGCCCGCCATACTTTTGCAGCGCCGCATTCCATAGGCCCGCCTGCTTTTGCGGCGATCGGTAGGCCGAATAGATCGAGATGCCAGGCGACGCCGCAATGAACTGGTCAAGCTGGCGCGCAAACGTCGAATCGAGACCCGACACATCAGCATTTCCCACAGCATAATCACCAACCGGCATAGCTTCGCCCTCATTGCGTTGCAACTTTAGCGGAGTCAGTGAGAAAGTAAAGATTCGCGCGGGCGCTAACACAAGAAACGTGCAACATCAACGCCCGTTTCCACCTGCCTTGGCGTCAAATCCAGATACTCAAGCACCATCTTAACCGCTGTCAAAGCATTGTATTTAGATCTTTGCTTAGTTTGTCTCTTACGCTTCCGACTCTCTTCAAGTTGCGCCTTTCGTGCCGAAATCATCTTGCGGTAGAACTCCAAAGACACCCTTATCAGGCTGATGTTCTTGATTCCCTTGCGGTTTTTGCCCACCAGCCTTTGCACAAAAGGGCCGAGTTCTGCCAAATGTCGATACCAGGTCGAGCGATCGCAGCCACGCACCTTCGCCCACCAGCGCACAGTCTTGCCCTGCCCCCGGTTGCCCTGGCCGATAATCGTCAATGCTGTCACGATTGCGCCGTCAGATATGCCCGCGTCCCGCAATGCCGGAACGTCTTTGGCAGTCATGCGAAGTATGCTATCTAAATTTTGCATTTCATCCCTCTTGTAATCAGAGGGCAATTCCGCAATATATGAACTCGTTACTTGCTAGGCCAGATCTTGACGGAATTGCCTGGTAAATCAGAGGGTGATTTGTTGATGCAAATCACCCTCATTCGTTTGTACTCCCACGATTGCTAACGAGTCGTCAACTCCCCCCAGGCGTCATTACCCACGCCTCAATCCCAAAGCTTGTTTGCTACTCCGAGCGCCGTGCCGCCGAGAATGCCGCCGATCGCCGTTTGCTTGGCGATCTTGCCGATATCGCGCGACAGCCTGACGCCCGTCGATGGCGTCCGGCCCAAAACGGTTTGCTCATGCGCGGCGGCTTGCGCAATGTCCCACAGCGGGCGCGCGTTGCTCGTCTTCGGCGGGCCTTTCGTTCCCCATCCGCCGTTAACCGGCTGCGACATCATCCGGTTGAGAATGGTCTTGGCGTTGATCGTGCCATCCTTGCCCCAGGCCCCGTTTGATAGCCCCATCATGTACACGCGGTATTCGTCGCGTAGCTCTTTCCAGCCCTTGCCGACGATCGTTTCATCCCGATAGCCGCCGCGCCTGGATGGCGTCTGTTTCGTCACCCGTTCCGCCGTGTCGTAATAGAGATTCACCGCCTGGTTCAGCCGCTCCGCCGTCCCCTGGTCGCCATCCTTGGCGGCTTGCAAGGCTTGCGCCTGCAACATTCTGAGATCTTGAATGAAGTCTTTCGGCTGCATCGTCAGGTTCGGATTCTTGACCAGGCCCTCATTGATGTTCTTGATGGTGTCCTGCAACACCGCTTCGCCCCTGGATGCTGGCACCATCTGCGACCGCGCTTCCAGATCCGACAGCCGCTTTTGCACCGCCCGCATCGGGATTGGTGCCATTTCCGCCTGCACCTCTTCGAACCCCTGGCTGAAATATTCCGCCGCCTTCGCCAGATCCCCCAAATCGATCTGGTTGAATGCCTGATCGTTGATATCCATCGTCAGCCCCGCCGCCTTGGCGAACGATCGGTTCAACAGCGCCGCGTTACCAATCCGCCGGGACTCTTCGTAGCTCGACGCCAGCGGATTGAACTCTTCCAACGCCGCATTCAGCGCCGCTTTCGAGCCGCGCGGCGCTCCCTCGAAACCTGGCGGCTGATAGCCGTGTTCTTCGGCCCCGGCATAGACGCGCCTGGCCTTGGTGTCGCCGACGCCGCGATCGAGATAGCCTTGCGACTCGTCAATGATACCGCCCTCGCGCGCCAGCGCCTCCGTTTCGGCATTCGTTACCTGTTGAGCGCCAGCAGTTGATCCGCCCGGAATGTCACCAGGCTGGCCAGGGACGCGCGTTGCGTCCGGCATGGCGGTTTCCATAGCCTGACGCGTCGTTGCGCGCTGAGCGCCAGCCTCGACGGCTCTGGCGGTCGATTCTGTGCCGCGTTGTACAATCCCCTTGCCGAGTTGCAACGCAAGTCCGACGCCCTTAACCGCAGCCTGGCCCAACGCCTCACCGCCAACCCCCGATATCGCCCCCCATAGCGCAGCATGCAAACGCTCTTCGACACTCCCAGGCCGAATTGCAGCCGTGCCAGCACCACTAAGCGCCGACGCCGCCAGGACCGCAGGAAGGCCCGCTCCGCCTGTAGCCGCGCCCGCGACGATACCCGCAAGAGCATCGGGAGCCGTGCCGCCGAGTATTTCGGCCATTGGTGCACCCGCCGCAGCCGCCGCCCCTTGCGCCTGGGAAGCCTGGCGGCGGGCCTCGATCTGTTGCGGCGTGGCCGCACCGGTTGCTTGCTCGATTCCCAATCCGATATCGGAAAAGCCGCGCTCAGCGGCCCGCCCGACATTGCCGATGAAACTGCCCTCTTGCGCCTTCGGATCGACGGGAACCCAATCATTCGCATTGTCATCCCATCCCCAATAGCCGCCGGATCCGTCCGGCGTGATATGTGACACGCCCATTGTTCACCTCTTTGGCCGGTATTGCTGATTGGCGCGCGAGCCTGGCACCGGCTCCGATGGCGCTTCCGGTTGCGGCTTCAGCCGTTCCCATCGCTGCAACGTGCGGCGATCGTCGGGCGCTTGCGGTATGATCGCCGGACCCGTGGGCATGGGCTTCGTCGGTGTCGATGGCGCGACCACCGCACTTGCTCGATTCGGCACCATTGACGCCGGAATCGACCAGCGATCGAGCGTTTGCGCCGCCTTCACTTTGGCACGCTCCAGTTGGACGCGGAGTTTTTCCTGCTGGCTTCCCCAGTTTTGCGGATTGGCGGACCAATTCGAATTGTAGGCCGGAATCAGTTCCGTGTAGAAATCCAATGTCCCCTGATCGAGCGATCCCAGTTGTTCGGCTTTCTTCACTTCCATCAGCAGCGCCGCCCGCTCCGCGTCATAGGTGGCGCGATCGCCGGTATTGTTTTTCACCATGTCGTAAAGATTGCTGATCCCCGACACGACGTTCTGGTTTGACTGCACCTCGCTCATCATCTTGCGGCCGTTCTCGGTCATGATGTTCGGCCGATAGGTCAGGCCATTCGCGCCTGGCACAACGTCCATGTCGTTCGGCCGCTGATTCGGAAATGCCGTGTCGAACGCCTGGTTGCGCGCCGCTTGCTCGACAAGGCCGGGATTGCCGCTTTCGCCAGGCGCAAACAGCAGATTCAACGCCGCTTGCTTGCCCGCCGCATCGCGCTCGCGCTTTTTCTGATCGACCATCAATTCCGATTCCGCCGACAGGTTCAGTTGCTTCTTCCAAAGCTCATCCTTGAAGACATCAGCCTCATGCCCGTAGATCGCTGAAATCGACTTGTCCAACAATGAATTTCCCAATGTCGGATCGCCGCCCTTTTGGCCGTAGAACTGCCCCCACAGCCCGAATTGCGCATCGCGCGACAACGGATTGGCGTTCGCCCGTTTCAGTTCCTCCGAGCCTAATAGCCCCGTCGCGAAGCTCTCGCGATCCTTGCGCTTCTGCTCATCCCACGCCGCCTGGTCGCGCATCGCGAAATGTTGCGCCGCATAGCCGCGACCGCCCAACAGCATCCCCAGGATGTTGAAGCCTGGAACGCCGGATTCGTCGTCGGAAAAGATTCCGGCCATCTGTCACCCTCCTAGAAAAACTGGAATCCCCAGTTGCGGCTCGATCCGCTGGAACTGCTTTGCCCCCAGTTTTCCGATCCCGATTGCGCCTGGCTGACGCCCATCGAATTGCTGAGAACCGTTGGCCCGCCGATCGCCGCCATCATCGACGAGATCGGCCCCCAGGCCGACGAATAGGGCGATAGGCCGAGATTGTAAGATGCCGTCGCCGCACCAGGCAGCGCCCCGCCAGCATTGATCCGGTTGCTGTCAGCTTGCGCCGCAGAACTCGCGCCGATCTGATATTGCTGGCCATAGAGATCCGTGGCGGCGCTGGAAATCGCCCGCGACGCGTCCCCCGCCGCCACGCCTTTCGCCAGCGCCGCCCTCGATCCGCCGATTCCTCCCACCTGGCCCGCGCTCGACTGAATCGACGGCAGGATGGAACGGCGGAACTGGTCTGAAATATCCGACGTCATTGCCGCCAACTGGCTTTTCGCCAGATCATTGTTGGGATTGGCATAGGTGGCGGACATGCCGCCACTGCCGGCGACGTCGCGCAGCGCGCCGACGCCTGCCTGGCTATCGCCATAGCCTTGCGTGCCGTATTTGGCGGCGTCCTGCTGAATCGTGCCGGATTGCTGTTTCGACAGGTCCGATGCCTGCTGATAGCCCGACGTCAGAAACCGCGCCTGGTCGCCCCAGACGTTCGACTGGCTGGCGTTGATCGATTGCGCCAGGTTCTGCGAATAGCCGTAGCTATTGCTTGAGCTAGATTGATTACTGGAGCCGCTGGAAACGCCCATAGCGCAATCCCTCCTGATCCTCCGAAATGAAGCCTTCCGGATCTATGTAAAGGCCCATGCGGTAAATGAGCGCCTGCCACGCCCCTCGCCCCCCCAGGTACAGACGGCCATAGCCGTCAAAGCCTTCCTGTTCCTTGTAAAGCTGCATGAACTGGAACAGCCACCAGGTCAGTTCCCGCACCAGCTTTTTCGTCAGCCGCCCGCAATAGAAAATCGGGCTGATATACGGTCCCTTGCGATCGCGCATCAGTTCGATTCCTAGAACCGACCGATAATCCTCCTCAGTAATCGAAACGCAAACGATATGGCCACTTCGTACTTGTGAAGAAAATTCCCACCAATTTTGATAGTAATCATCAGCCGCTTGCTCGTACGCCTGATAAAACGCCTGCATCGTGAGGATATCGATATCCTTTCCCCAGGCGTGGATTTCGACATCAGAGTTTTCGCCATGTGCCAGCGCCAACGTCATATTCATACGCCCCCTCCAAACTGCCAGGTCCGACCACACCAGCCGCGAAAAAATTGACGTCGCCGCGCATCGGTTTTTCCGGAAGATTCGACAGGATATCCCATCGCGCCCCCCGCGATCGGCCCTCGCTGGTCGCCGTCGAAATCCGTTCGAACTCGCGCACACACCAATTGCGCAATTCGTCCAGACCGCCCGTTTGCGGCGGCGGCGACATGTTGTAGGTGGCTCCGCGTCCCCTGGTCTTTTCTACCATCGCCCGCTGGCCCTCCCGACCGGTTGCAGGCCGGACAGCGCCCATTGCGCGCCGCCAACCGTAAACAGGTTCAAGGCGATCAGCTTGCCGTCAATGAAGAAATCCAGCTTTTCATCGACGCCGATCGTGAATTGCTGAATCGGCAAGGTTTCCAGCGGCGAATTGTCGTGTGTCTGCATGCCAAACTGAAAATTCACCACGGTTCCGGCGTTGCCCTCGATCCTTGGATACATTCCCGATACCGTCGCGCGTCCGGCATAGGCGGTAAAGTCAATGCCGGATCTCGCCGCATAGCAGCGGATATCTTGCCAGGCGTGATCAACGATGTGTTGCGGCCCCGTCGATTGACTGAGCATGCCATGCTCGCCGCAGGCAAACAGCAGCAACGGCGGCTGATAGCCTGACGCCCCCTGATCCCAGGACGTCGTATCGGTATCCCACGGCTCATCGTCCGAATCCCAGGACGTCGCCAGTTGGCCGATATTGCCGATCGCCACCATCCGCGCATCCGGCATATCGCGGAATCCCTGGTCGAGATTCGACACGTCAACCGATAGCCCCTCCGTCGCAAACTGGTTGACGCCCGTCGGGTAACACAAGATCACCTGGTTTTCCGCCTGATCGTGATAGACGAACACCGATTCCGGGTGCTGATAGTTGATGGCGTTGCGGACATATTCGGCATTGACGCCGGTCAGCATGTCCAACTGCCCCGTTCCATCCGTGCGGATGAATTTGCCCTCGCCGGTCAGCATGTAGATCATGTTGGTGTCTTCGGCCCAGGCCCCCGTGGCAAACAGCCCCGTCGTCGGAAACACGTCGCGCGACTGAAACACGAATTGCCCGCCGATATATTGCAGCACGCCGCAATAATTGCGCTTCGCCACAAAGAACTGGTCGCGGATCGAAATGCCGTCAAGCAACGGCCCCGGCGATTGCGCAAACGTGTCGTCGCCCGCGTCGTTCTCCGCCGTCGGGATCCATTCCGTCGGGATCGATCCGGCTTCGGCACTGTTCGACCAGGACACTTGGCTTTCCAATTGGCCGATATCGGTTTGCACGTTGATCGCCATCAAGAAATCCTTGTGCGACCGCATCACCCGACAGGTCCAATTGTCAGGCCAGCCAATCAATTCCTGCATCGGCGCCGCCGTGTTGTAATCCCAATAGAACGGCGCCATCTCCGGATGGTTGATGAACGGAATATTGTTGATGGTCCCGCCGGTCAGCACAAAGCCATCGGCAATAATCGCGCTCCAGCCTGGCGGCGTCAGATCGTAATGGAGTTCCCCATCGGTCACCCCGATTCCGATATCGCCCGCCCCGGCACTGGCGTAGATCCAATAGCGAATAGGCCCTAGCTCGACATATTGCAGAAAATCGACGTCGCAGATTCGGCCAGGATCCGCATAGATGTTATAGCCTGGCGAGCGCACCGACTTTCCCGCCTTGAAATAGATATTGCGCCCGTCAGTATAGCGGCCCGCATCGGCCATGCCTGGCAGCGGATCCTTGGCGATCCCATGCAGCGCCAACATCGACATTTTCGGACCAGCCATGCTCTCACCTACTTTGGGTAATAGGGCTCTTTCGGCGGTTGCTCTTCCTGCTCATATTGCGGCCATTCGATCGTCTGGCACAAAACCACGCACCCATAATGGTTGCGCCTCGTCGTGCTTTGGCAGGCACTCAAGGCCAATGCGATTGCAAGCCAAACTGCGTAGGATCGCCAGGCCGATGAATGGCGATCGGATCGCCGCGATAGGTAAACCATTGCTCGCCCCTATGATCGTCCATCAAATGCCAGCGGAATAAATCCGGATCGAACACCGCCACCAGGCCCTCACCTTCCGGAGGCTCTAAAATCGTGGAATCGAGCGGCAGCAAATAGACCTTTTGCGCCACCGCCACGATTTCCGGCTCGATCTGCGAGACATGCGAAAAGCAATACCAACGATCGTAGTGATAGATGGTCAGTCGCTCGCTCATGGCTGCATCCGCTCCCCGATGACAACGGGATCCTGCATTGGCAGTTCAACCATTTCGCCATCCTTGAATCCGAGCGTGCCAGGACGGTTCAGCATCGCCAACCACTGCCCCTCCGTAATCTCCACCGCACCATCGGGCGGATCCGGCCACACATCATCAGGATAAAACCCCAGCGGATAACCATCCTGGTCAAACATCCCGAAATATCGCATCTCACCACCCCACCGCTACCCAGCGCACGAACGCAGACGCCGCCCCGACACCGCCGCCAGCCGAAATTCCGCGCAATTGAAATGATGTGCCACTCTTTGACGTGTTGCAGTGCATCGCCCCATAGAATTGCGTGCCAGGCTGCGCCGCCGTCGTATCGCAACATGCCACGATTTGCGGAACTATCCCCGGATATACAGCCCCAAAGGCGACGTTCATATTACCCGCCGCATCCGCGCTGCCCTGGCCCCAGTTGAGGATCAGGCCATTGACAAATTTTGCGTATCCGACAGCGCCGCCGCCTATCACATTGTTGCCCGTAGTAAACACCACTCCCTTGCTGACGTTATCGATCAGCAGTTCCAGGTTCAGACCAGCGCCCCAGTCAAGCTTGATGGTGTTATCGCCGCCAACGTCCTTGAAGCCCGCCGGAAACTCCGCCGCCGCCGTCGAACGCAGAATATTGGCGATCATCTTGCCGGTTTCATCAATACTGAATACGTCCGTTCCCGTGCCATCCGCCTTGTCGTTCAGCACCAGCCGGTTGACCGCCGTCTTGAACGTCAACAGCAGATCCGCCGCCGCCGACTTGAAGCCAGCCACCAGTTCCGCCGCCCCCTGCACCGTCAGATTGCCGCTCAATGCCAGGCTCGTCGCCGCCACGCTTGTCGCCGCCACGCTTGTCGCCGTCACACTGCCAAACACCGCCCCATCCGGCGACTCAATCGGCAGCGTGGTTTTCAGCGTCATGCCTGAATCATCGAAGACATCTTGCAGCACGCCCTTGATCAGCCGCAGGTGATTGTCGCCCTCGCTCTTCGGATCCGATCCCGGCGGATTGGTGGCGACCAGTTCGGAAATTCGCGTGGCAGTCTCGACCCCCGTCATTATGCCGACCCTCCAACAATGACCGGCGAGAATCCCGCCGTATAGCGCATCTCGTCGCTGGCGGCGTTTGCCCGCTCGAGCCAGTTTTCGTAGGTTCCCTCATCGACGCCAATTAGCTCGAAATCGGCCATCAGCTTTGTCGCGTGCGTCAGCAGCCCATACAGGTAAACATTCGGGTAATAGGACGCCTCGACGTTCTCGTCATTGTCACCCGTCATCAACTGCACCCGCTTGGCGTAGAGCATGATGCAAGGCGCGGACTTGGACATGTACAGTTCCAGGCCGATTTGCGTAAAAAAATTGTCGCGATCCGGTCGCGTGAAAAACGCCTTTTCCGGCGAACTGTTCAGTTCATCGGTATTGCGCATGATCGACTTGGCGCGCGCATAATTCGGCGGGACCGGACAGCTATAGAAGCCAGGTATGCCCGCACTCGTCGATAGCGTCAGCGCCGCCACGCCCTCATTGATGACAGTGTTCAGCCTGGCGTCGAGATCCGCCGCCAGCAGCACTTGCGCCGCGTCCCAATCGATATCCTTGCGATGCACATAGCTTGCCGCCTGGCTCTTCA